ATTCGGGGGGAAGACGATTCAATGAATGTGACATCAAAACTGCGGGAAGGTTGGGAGCCTGTACGGGCAGATGAGTATCCTGATTTAGCTGGACAATATCCAACTATTCAGGAAGGCACAAATGCTGGTACTATTGGTGTAGGTGGATTAATGCTTGCACGAATCCCAGAAGAGACGGTCCAAGAACGAACTGAATACTACCGGGAGCAGACCCGCACACAAATGGATGCCGTTGATCAGAACCTAATGAGGGAACAACATCCTTCAATGCCTATCCATAACGATAGGAAAAGTCGTGTATCATTCGGAGGCAAAGAATAGCCTCCATAACTTACAAGGAGTAAGCAATGGCAAACTCAAATGTTGCCTTCGGCCTCAAGCCGATTAATACCGCTGGTAGCACTCCTGCTACTCAGGGTACTAATGCATATTTCATTGCTAGTAATGCATCAGCGATCTTTCAGGGTTCTCCGGTTAAATGCGTGAACGGTGGCGAAATCGCCATTGGCTCTGCAACTGGAGACACTGTAGCTTTTGTTGGTGTATTTGCTGGGTGTGAATATGTTTCATCAGAAACAGGAAAGAAAGTCTTTTCTAATTACTGGCCTGGATCAGGTGCAAACACAGACTTCGATATTATCGGACATGTGTATGACAACCCGATGCAGCGTTTTGTGATTGCGACAGACGCAACTTTCACAAACATAGCAACTGCTCGTGCGGCAATCTTCGAGAACACACAACTCGATAGCGGCGCTTCAGGTAGCACAACTACAGGTAACTCTTCTGCAAAGATGGACGTTGCAACACTTGACTCTTCAAACCTCTCTCTTCCTTTAAAGATTGTTGGTATCCAGACAGATGTTGACAACGAAGATTACGCAGCAGCCGGTCTTCCTGTGATTGTAATGATTAACAACCACGCATTGCTTCAGGCTGATTCTGAAGCAGCGATTTCATAGGGAGTTAGATAATGGCTATTTCTCGCGCACAACTCGCCAAAGAACTAGAGCCGGGTCTCAACGCCCTCTTTGGCATGGAATACAATCGTTACGAAGGTCAGCATGCTGAAATCTTCGACTCCGAGTCATCAGACCGGGCGTTTGAAGAAGAAGTAATGCTATCAGGCTTTGGTGCCGCTCCTGTTAAACAGGAAGGTACTGGTGTATCATTTGATGATGCACAAGAAGCTTACACTGCTCGCTACAATCACGAGACAGTGGCGATGGCCTTCTCAATCACAGAAGAAGCAATTGAAGACAACTTGTACGACCGTCTAGCATCACGCTACACTCGCGCACTTGCTCGTTCAATGGCTCACACAAAGCAGGTAAAAGCAGCGTCAATTCTGAACAACGCCTTTACTGCTGCTGCCTTCTCAGGCGGTGACGGTGTGGCGCTCTGTGCTACTAACCACCCACTAACTAACGGTGGCACTTTTGCTAACGAACCATCAACTGCAGCAGATTTGAACGAAACTTCACTTGAAGACGCTCTAATCAACATTGCAGGGTTTACTGATGAACGCGGTCTAGTAATTGCTCTTAAAGGCATGAAGCTAATCGTACCTCGTCAGCTTCAGTTCGTTGCAGAACGCCTGCTTGTTTCTAACCTTCGTGTTGGAACAGCAGACAACGATGTGAACGCGCTTAAGTCAATGGGCATGCTTCCTGAAGGTTATGTAGTCAACGACTACCTGACTGACACAGATGCATTCTTCATCAAGACTGACGCTCCAAATGGCTTCAAGCACTTTGAGCGTATGGCTTTGTCAACAAACATGGACCCAGATTTCGATACTGGCAACATGCGTTTCAAAGCTCGTGAGCGTTACAGCTTCGGTTTCTCTGACCCACGCGCAGTATTCGGTTCACCGGGCGCAGCGTAAAGTTAGTTACACAAGTTTTAAAGGGCGGGTATTCACCCGCCCTTTTTTATTGTATACTGTTATTATCCCTGACAGCCGCACCCTGTGGCTGACACTAGCCACGACAGGAGTAACTCATGGCGAACACTACTTTCTCAGGACCAGTGCGTTCTGAAAACGGATTTAAGTCCATTATTAAAGACGCTACAACTGGCGCTCTTACTAATGAAATGGTCCTTTCTACATACAATGCTACGATTGACATTGCCGCTACAGGCACTTCTCATAAAGAAGCTTCAATCGGCATTCCATCAAACTTTATTCCGATGGGTGTTGCAATTACTGTAGTAAGTGCAACAGCAAACAACATCAATCTTGTTGACATTGGTACAGATGCTGACACAGACGGCTTTGTAGACGGCATCGCGATTGCGATTAACGCCACAGGCTTCAAGGGATTCTTCCCATGTAACGGCGTTTTAGGTATGTCTGGCGGCGCAACAACTGCAGCTACTGCAACAGCAGATGAAGTTGAAGTTATTATCTCTGGCACAGCGGGTGCCGGTGGTCAGTTATCTCTGAAGTTTTTTGGTATTTCATCTGATTCACCAACTGCTTAATAGGAGGTCACTATGCCTGCTTCTATCACAGCAAAAACTGTTACCGCTACAGGAACACTTCTTGGCGGTAGGACTAGACTGAAGTCTTTTTATGTAAAAACTGCAAGCAGTGGTTCTCCGGCAGTTGTGTTTAAAAATGCTTCTGGCGGCGCAACATTGTTGTCAATGGTGTTTCATACATCAGATGACAACCAAATAACCATACCTGACCACGGTATGATATTTGAGACTGAGTGCCACGTTACACTGACCAACATAGACTCACTAACTGGTTTCTTTGGATAATTCCAATGGCAGTGAAACGAAAGAAAAAGGCTGTTAGTCTTTCGGTAAAGCGGGGAGAAAAACTCCCCGCTTCCAAAGGCGCAGGTCTTACAGCCAAGGGTCGAGCTAAATATAACAAGGCTACTGGTTCAAAGTTAAAAGCACCGCAGCCGGGCGGCGGCAAGCGCAAGAAATCTTATTGTTCTCGTTCCGCTGGTCAGATGAAGATGCATGGCATTAGCTGTAAGAAGACTCCTAAGAAGCGTATTTGCGCAGCACGACGGAGATGGAAATGTTAACTCATATAATTGTAATTTTTTGCACAGCTTCTTTAGCTTTTCTCTCTTGGATAGCGGTGACTGTTGTTGATTTGAAAACAGACACTGCCGTTATATCTGCAAAGGTGGCTGCTAATCATCAAATGCTGACTCCATTGTGGCAAGATTTTTTAAGGACACATAGTAATGACAATCTCGCGTGGTTCGATAGGTAAGCAAATGTCAGGTGGTACAAAAAAAGATGCATGTTACAGCAAGGTTAAACGCCGTTATAAGGTCTTCCCGTCGGCGTATGCAAGCGGGGCACTCGCAAAGTGTCGAAAAGTCGGAGCAGCCAACTGGGGTAACAGTACCACCAAGAAAGCAGCAGGCGGAACGTATAAATACAGAACAACAAAAATGTACTGATGAGAAATAATGGATCCTGTAAGCGCGATAGCATTAGCAAGTACCGCCTATAAAGCTATCCAAAAAGGATTTCAAATAGGCAAAGACATTGAGTCTATGTCTGGGGATATCGGCAGATGGATGGGTGCGATCCAGAGTGTCAAAGAAGGACACGATAAAGCTAAAGGTCGAAGGTTCGGCAGTGTAGAAGAAGAGGCTCTTGAGACATATGCGGCTAAGAAAAAAGCCGAGAAGATGGAAAACGAGCTTAGAAATTTTGTGACAGGACAATATGGTTTTAGTGCTTGGCAGGATATTATTCGTATCCAGGGTCAGCTTAGAAAGGCCCGAATAGCCGAGAGAAGAAAGAAGGCCCAGCAGATAGAGACTATAATTACTTGGGCACTGGCTGTATCTATAGTCATTTTATTCTTTGGTCTTATTGTTTTTGTCGCGGACGCAGTTTTATAGTGAGGAAACCAATATGGCTGTCAGGAAAACAAAGAAGGGCTTGGCGCTTAAGCGCTGGTTTAAAGAAGAGTGGAAGGATGTGCGTACGGGGAAACCGTGTGGCAGAAGCAAAGGAGAAAAACGGGGTACTCCATATTGTCGCCCCTCTAAACGTGTCTCCAGTAAAACCCCTAAAACCTCCAAAGAGATGACGGCTGCGGAAAAACGTAGTAGAGTAGCACAGAAGAAAAAACTTGGTCAGCCGGCAGGTAAGCCAAAAAGAGTTAAATCATTAAAGAGAAGGAAAAAGTAATGCATTGTTCTCCTCGTAAAGCTATGGGCGGCGCTATGTCTATGCCCACTCGCAACACTAAGGCCCCAAGTCGCACACGTTTTAGAATGGGTGGCGGAAACTTCCCCGACCTTAGTGGTGACGGTAAGGTAACACAAAGAGATATTTTAATGGGCAAGGGTGTAGTTAAAAAAGGCTACGGCGGCACACACAGGAAAAAGTAAATGGCAACTTCAGGTTCAAGAGACTTCGACTTAGATGTCGCTGAAATAATCGAAGAGGCGTATGAAAGATGTGGCCTTGAGCTTCGCACCGGCTACGATGCAAAGACTGCCCGTCGTTCTATGAATCTTATGTTCGCAGACTGGGCCAACCGTGGCTTGAACCTGTGGACTGTAAAGCAGGGCACTCAGGCGTTGACTGCCGGCACAGCTACTTACACATTTACATCTGACTATGCAGACCTTCTTGAAGTTATTATTAGGCGAAGTGGCGTTGATTATGAACTAAGCCGCATGTCTCGTGGCGAGTATCTCACTCTGCCAAATAAAACAACTCAAGGCCGCCCTAGTCAGTATTACTATAACAGGCAGATATCGCCGCAGATTACTTTGTGGGCTACTCCTGACAGTTCTACCGATACGTTAGTGTACTACTTTGTACAGCGCATTGAAGATGTAGATACTTTAGCAAATACTGCAGACACTCCGTTTCGTTTCCTTCCTTGTATGGTAGCAGGCTTGGCTTACTACCTTGCCCTCAAAAGAGCCCCAGAGCGGGTTCAGATGTTGAAGAGCATTTATGAAGAAGAGTTCCAACGTGCGGCGGACGAGGACGTAGATGCTGTCCCATTGAAGTTGCAGCCTAGTATTTCGTATCTCCGGGTGAACTAATGGCAAGATATGCGTCAGGGAAAAAGGCTTGGGGGTACTCAGACCGTTCTGGTTTTCGCTACCGGCTGTCAGAGATGATGACTGAGTGGAGCGGTGCCAAAGTAGGATCTGATGAGTATGAAGCAAAACACCCACAGTTAGAGCCTTCTCATCCGGGCCCTGACCCACAAGCTTTGCACGAACCAAGACCTGACCAACGCACCGAAGTACCCACACAACAGTTACTTCCTCCAAAACCTTTTGTATCAGGCAATGCTGGCACTGCAGTGATTACTGTTATTGAGCCTTCACATGGACGTAGCTCCTCAGATACTGTAAGATTCCGCAAGGCAATCGCGTTTGACGGGTTTACACAAGGGGTACTAGAAAATGCATCAGGTTACTCAATTACTGTTGTGGATACGAACACATATACTTTTACGGCATCAAGTGGAACAGCAACCTCCGGTAACACACGAGGCGGCGGTAACCATGCGACCGCTGGCCCCGTCACGTTGGAGAATTAAATGAGCTTCACTTACACACAGTTAAAGACAGCTATACAAGATTTTGCGGAAAACACAGAAGCATCTTTCGTGACTAACCTTCCTGTGTTCGTTCGCGGTTGTGAGGATCGTATCTTCACACTTGTGGATCTTGAACTGTTCCGTAAAAATGCAACAGCCACTTTATCTCAGAATGACCCTTACCTTTCAGTTCCCAGTGATTACTTAGCTTCCTTTTCTTTGCAAATCACAACAGCGGGCAAGCAAGACTTCTTGCTTCAAAAAGATGTGAACTTTGTTCAGCAGTATACTATGGCTGTCGGTGCTACAGGTACACCAAAATATTATGGTGTGTTCGATGTAGATAATTTTATATTATCTCCTACCCCTGACGCGGCACTTACAACTGAGCTTCATTATTACTACCGCCCCGCCAGTATAACAGCCGGCGCTGATAG